AGACGCTTCCGCAGGTGCTTATACGCCAGCCGGGCCACGAAATAACCCAGGAGGGCACCGGCAGCCCACGCCGCCGCGGCCACAATGAATATTTTCACGGCTTCCCTCCATTACAGAAAATCGTCTGTTTCCACGCACTCGCGGTAAACGTCCAGGATCCGCTCCGTGGTCACTCTGGTTTTGTTGTTCTTGAAATCCTTGTGATCCTTGCAATAGATTTCGTAGGCGTCAATATCGGCCAGGATCTGCTCAAAATGTTCCTGGCTGTGCCGGGTGCCGTGTTTTACTTCGTCCCCGAACCGCAGGATCCGGTAACGGCAGTTTATGGCCTCCTGTTCTCCGTCCGCTTTCCTCATGGCCTGCACCTCGGTTTCCAGCTTGTCCACCTTGGCGATCACTTCGCTGTTGATCTTCCGCCCCAGCCAGGCCAGGAACTTGGAAACGGGGTTGATTTTCACCGGGGTTATTTCGATAAAGACAGACACCAGCGTGACCGCGCCAGCACCTCCGGCCAAGATTTGCCCCACGCTCATGGTGGATAGTGTTTCAATCAGCTTTTGCACGGATCCACCTCCCCCATGGTGGCGGCGTAGTCCCGCCGAACCGCCGCGATCCGCTCCTCATACTGGAGGGCGTCACGCTGGCCCAGCTGCTCCGCCATTTCTCTGGTGATCTCGTTCTGCCGGTCAATGATTTGGCAGAGGTCCGCCACCAATTTCATGTAATCCACGGCAGCGTCACCTCCTTACACCGATCAGCCCTGCGACGTGTTCCAGGTCTGCCAGATCCGCCTCAAAAAAGGCGTGTCCCCACAGCCAATAATCCGCATGATCCGGGTGGCGTAGTTTCTGCGCCTCATGGTCACCCCACAGGAGATCCCACCGCATTTGATGGCCGGCGTCTTTCTTCTCCAGCTTGGCCGTTATGGCGTCAATCATGGCGCCGCGGGCTTTGCCGTTTCCGTCGTCGTTTCGTGCAAAAAAGCGGTGCGCGATCTCGCTGGTTACGACGCACAGCGGGCGCCCGCGGTATACCAGAAAACCGTCCACAGCGTCCACAGGGGTGCCATACGGGAGGTTTACGGGGCCGTTGATACTCTCAAACCGCGCCCGTTTTCTTACGATGTAGGCAGTTCCCATTCTTTAGGTCACCGCCTCCCACTGCCACAGGCCAGCGGTTCCGGGTGCCCATACGCACGGTTTCATGTCGGCTTTGCACAGATACACGACGCCGTTATAGGAGTAATACAGGTCGGCGGTGCAGTCCATTCCATACACCCACGGGATCGGATCCTCCTGTGTGCCTGTGTGGGCTTTGTCAATGGGGCGGTACACCGCCAGCATACCCTCACCGTGTGGCGGCTGGTGTTCCATGGGCAGAACGCCCTCCGATGACACGACACGGTAAAGGGTTCCGCCGTCGTTTATAATCGTATCTTTCGGGACAGTCTTTCCCGCTTCTAAAATCTCCGCCCAGGTCTTGAACAGATCCGGCATTTCCAGCGCCGTTTCGTCCGGCACGTCCGTGGCCGCCTGCACATACATTCTGGCCGCCGCTGACAGTTGCCCGGATAGTTTGGCGTTTTCCGTCGCGCTGACGCTGGCCGCCTGAATCTCCGCGCCTGCGTCGGTTTCCTCCAGAATGACCGTACTTTCCGCGCCCTCCATATCAGCGCGGCCCAGGAGGTGGTAAACGGTGCCGTTGTGTGCGATCCCCGTTGCCTCCGCCTCCGGGCACAGTACAAAACAGCCGTTTTCCGCCTGCTTGATGTAGTTGGGGGCCTCTGTCATGGCCAGGGTTGCCCCGTCTTTTGTGATTTTGAACATGGGTTACACCTCCGTTTTGAAAATCGCATAGAATAGCCGCCGCAGTTTCAGCACCCTGCCGTGATCGTTGAAACTCTCATAGTAGGAAATCGGGGTTTGCAGCCATTGGGCCACCTGCTCCACCGTCATTTCACCATTGGCCACACGCTCCCGGAAAAGCCGCAGTTTCCGCCGCGCCCGCTTCATGCCGTCCCGGCAGCCGTGGGTTTTCACGGCGCCGGTTTCGGTCACTTGAAACTTGGCTTTGCAGAACCTGAACGGTCTGGAGAACGGAACCACCTTTGACTTTCCGGCATTGACCTGCAGGCCCATGGCCTCCGCGTGGGCGATTATATCCGCCGCGGCCCGCTCCGCCGCCTGTTTTGTCGGCAGAACGGTGTAATAGTCGTCCATATAATGGGCGGCGCCATGGATCGAAAGCTGGGCTTTGATCCGGTTGTCCAGGGAGGACGGCAGCGCCACCATTTCCTGCTGGCTCGGTTCCACGCCCAGCGGCATACCCACACCGCCGGGGACAGAGGCCACCACCAGATCGGCCAGCTGCCGCAGTTTCGGATCCAGGATCATTTCCCGGTGCCGCTCATACAGCAGCGCGTGGGGCGCTTCCGGGAAAAAGTGGTGAAAATCCATCAGGAACAGGGCACCCTCCGGGCCGTGCTTGCGGTAGTGGTCGCGCAGGTGCTTGGCCAAGCGCTTGTAATGGAAATGCAGGCCGCCGCCTTTCTGGCTGGCTTTGTTGTCGTAGATCATGCTGGGCACATACAGCGGCACCAGCACCCTTTTGGTCAGAACCTTGTAAACCTGCCGATCCTCAATGTGCGGCGCGTCTATCGGGCGAACCTTGCCCCGCTCTTTCAGCGTGAAATGGGCTGTTTTGCCCGGCCTCCACGTTCCATTCAGGATCTTGCGCCGCCGCTTCGCGGTGCCGGAAAACAGGTGCATTTCAAACCGCTGTGTACTGGCTTTCCACCTCACGCCGTTGCAGCACTTCCGGCCATAGAAAAACATGGTGCGGTAGCTGAAAACTTCATCAATCGGCCCCAGGGCGTTGCTGCGGGCCTGCCGTCGTGCTTGCCGCTTTGCTTTGCGGCGTCTGTATCGCGCCTCCCGGCGCTGGTTGCTGTTCATAAAAGAGTATTCGCCCTCCGTACAGTTGTGGTGTTGGTGTGCGTCTAAACTGCTTCGATCCGGCGCATGAAACGGGGTTAGCACAATAGCCCCGCCATGCAAGCAGCGTCCGCGCAGGATCATCAGCGGGCAGTTTTAGGCTTTCGCCAGGGAAGTATCTTTCCTTTTGCATGGGTCCGGTTCACCTTTTCGTTACTGCATTTGACCCAGCTTTCACTTATGCAAAATCAGGGGGCCAGCGCCCAGGAATTGTTGGCGTTGTTATTGTTGGCGCTGCCGTCGGTGTTGACAAGGCAGAAATTGTTGCTGTTGTCCGAATTGACGGAACGGCACCACGCATTGGCCGCCGTCATAGGGAAAGCCGCCCTGCCACCCCGGCGCGTTTTCAAAGATACACCCATAAATGGCTTATTTTCGCTTCCTGTCGCTCTCCAGAATATTCCGCAGCAGGGTGTCCTCCCGGTCTATCAGTTCGCCCAGGCTCTGTGCCATACGGTCCAGCTTGTCCATGGCTTCCTTGGGCGGAACCGTCTTTCCGCTTGGCGCCGTAAAGCAGCCCTGCGGGTTCTGGTACATAACCAGGTAGGCGTGTGTCAGGCGGACGTCCAGGGCAGAGAGGGAGGCCAGCGCCTCCAGCAAATGTGCCTTGCGCTGTGCTTTGCGCTGTTCGTCCGACGGGTATATTTTGTTTGCTTTTTCTGCGTGGTCCATGACCTCACCGGCCAGCTGCGCCGTACCCTCCGCAATCAGGCGGGAGTATCTGGCGGAAAGCCGCGTTAAAAAGCCCACCGTTTCCACATAGATCTGGTTCGCGGTGTTCACATACTCCGCCTTGCTCACGGTCCGCTTTTCTTTCAGAACTGACATTGTTTCACCTCACGGGTTTTCTTTCTCTCTCCGGGGTTCCCGCCCACTTCCGTGGGCGGGATAGTGCCGGATATGCTGCGGCGATTAGACAAAAAAGCAGGGGGCCAGCGCCCAGGAATAGCTGGCGTCGGTAGTGTGGGCGCTGCCGTCGGTGTTGACAAGGCAGAAAAGGTTGCTGTTGCCCGAATCGACGGAACGGCACCACGCAGGGGCCGCCGTGCCGGTGGCGTTGTGCTTATAATGGATCTTGCTATTGCCAGCCTTGTAATAGTCATACTGGGCCTGGTAATTCTGCTCCGCGCTGTTGGCGTAGGTTCTGGCCCCGTGGTATTCAAACTCCGAAAGCAGCGGCAGCAGATCCGTGGTGCTGGTGACATAACTTGCGGTGTTGCTTCCGCCGCCGGTGTTGTCGCTGTACTTGGTGGCCGGCTTCATAACCGCCCGGAGATCCGCCGGCAGGGCTGCCAGCAGGGTATTGGCCGCGGGGCTGGTGGCGCTGGCGCTGTTGCTGCCCAGCACGGTCTTTCTCATGTGGCTGTTATTCCACCCGCCGCTGTTCGTGTATGACGTGTTCATGGTAAAGGCGCCGGTGGTGCTG